TAAGTATAATCAGGCTCATGTTTTGGTTGAGGTAAATGATATTGGTTCTCAAGTCGCGGATACTCTACATTATGATTTAGAGTACGAAAACATAATGATCATTACAATGAGAGGTAGAGCGGGACAACAGATAGGTGGTGGATTCGCAAAGAACATTCAATTAGGATTAAGAACGAGTAAACAAATCAAGAGAATTGGATGTGCCACTCTAAAAGATTTGATAGAACAAGATCAATTACTCTTACCAGATTTTGATACGATTAGAGAACTCACAACCTTTGCTTTAACAAATAATACATATCAAGCAGAGGAGGGTTCACATGATGATCTAGCAATGACTTTAGTAATATTTGGGTGGCTAGTACAACAAAGATATTTCAAGGAGATGACAAATATGGATATACGAAAAAAAATGTGGGAAGAACAAATGGAAACCCTAGAACAAGATATGTTACCATTTGGCGTAATAGATGATGGTAGGGATCAAGAAACATTTGTAGATAATGATGGTCAAAAATGGGATGTAGTAGATGATCCTACAAGGCGAGTATACTATTAAAAATATTATAAATATAAACAGTATGTATGTTTTAAAGTAATAAGGAAATAGAATAATGGCAACAAATTTATTATCTACTAATTTTTCAGGGGGCGTTTTTGAAAAATCAGGAACCTGTACTGTAGTTGAAACGGGTACTACTACGCCACAAATTGGACCTGATTCGCTAGATGATCCTACCTGGGCCACAGTCGGAATAGGAGAATACTCAACAAGTGTGAATGCTGTAAGCCGTATTGCAAGTACCTATACTACTGCGGGAAAACACGTAATATTCAATTCTGAAGGGTCGCATCAATACGCGGAACCCAGAGCTGTAGTAGCTACAGTTACAGGAGATGCAATTATGTATGGAACAGAGGTCGATACAAGTGGCAATCCGATCAGCCACTATGATAATGCGTATGGTTCCTCGATTGCTTATGATGTGGCAAACGATAAAGTACTTATTGCTCAAGGAACTGACAATAATCATGGTAATTATATGGTAGTGGGTACAATTTCAGGAACATCTATTTCTTTTGGAAGTGTGACCACAGTTGATTCTGGTAGTACACCAAGTAGCATTAGCATGCGGCCGCAAGGTATGGTTTACGTAGGAGGCATGGGGAGTGATACAACAAATAGGCTGGTTCTTGCTTCTATACACAATCAAAATCGTGATGGAGAAGCACGCGTAATAACTATATCTGGAACTACTCCAACTGCTCATGCAGTAGCAGACTTTGATGGTATCGGGACTGGTGATTTTTGTATGGCTTATGTCGGCAATGGGCAAGTTGTAATTGTTTATGCATACTCAAGCAGTACATTGAAAGCGAAAGTAGGAACTGTAGCTGGAGGAGGAACAAATACTATAACATGGGGATCGGAAGTGAATTTAGCTTCTACAAACGGCAATCTCAATCAATTAGCCATCGCTTATGATGAACAAAATTCGAAAGTTGTGATTGTACTTGTTGATACGGCTAGTAATACTAGAGGTCGTTATATAGCGGCTACAGTTTCGGGTACAGGCGCTTCAGGCACTATTACTTTTTCAGGTAAACCTGAATTTGAAACAGACGGGACCTGTACTGCTCTTTCAGCTGAATATCATGCCGCAGCTCAAAAAATCTTAATTTCTTATAAGTCGGCTGGAAGTACCTCTCCTCAAGTAATTGCCGCCACTTACTCCAGCACCGTAGGAACTCAAGTAAATTACACATTTGGAACTGCGACTCTGATAATGTCTGCATCAACGCCCGCCATGACGACAACCAGTTATGATGCCCTCAACAAGAAAGTGGTTGTTTTCAGAGATGGCGCAGTTGGATATAAACATGGTCTAGCTGTCGATCTTTTAACAACTACAGTAACACCAGATTTAACTACTGGTTCCTATTTTGAGGTCGATTTGCAAGGTGGAACTTCACATATAAATGCTATAACGGCTGTTCCAGGTGCAGTCGCACCTAAAACGTTAACCTTTAATCTAAAAGTTACACAAGGTTCTTCTTTTCCAAAATACTTCAAGTGGAGTGGAAGTGACCTTACAAAATTCAAATGGCAACGCTACTGGCTACCAGGAACAGGATGGGTTCACAGTCCTACTATGACTACAACAAATGATGCTGTAGATGTCTATTCTTTTACTACTTATGATAATGGTACTACTTGGTACTCATCAATAGTGGGTCAAGACATCAAATAAATGGATCTATATCTCCAAAATTAACTTCAGTAGGTGGATTGTTTATTTCTGTTATTAAATCTTCAATTTTATTAGATAGGTCAGGTCTTTCCTTTTTTAATCTATTTAAAAAACTCAGAGAACCAGTAATTAATTGTTCGGGACGGATAGATAATCTTTTTCCTATTTTTCTTTTATTAGATACTTCAAGGTGTTTGGGATTTACACAGGATGGATTGAAGCATGTTTGAGTCACTATTTCACTAGGTGTTAATTCACCTCGTACTCCAGAAATTGATGAAAAATTGCCATACATCATAAACGCATATCTACTGGCAGGAATAGTTTGTCCCATTACAGAAAACATTCCATGACCTGTTTTATTTTTTGAAGCAAGCCAGATATGACACTCTGTATGTTTTTCGGAACGATCAACTTTTTTAAGAAATCGTTCTTTTATTTTTTCATTGTCTATTAATTTATATGTTTCTTTGTAATCCATATTCCCTTTATAAATTTATGATAACACTTAATATTTATGATTTTAGAGAACTGTAAAAAGATAAATAACTGTAATATGGTAGAAAACCATAAACCATAAATTAATCTTTCAACTTAAATCTATAGGAGAGATAAGATGCCTTTTACAATTAGTCCAGGCGTTGTAACCAAAGAAATTGACCTAACAACTGTTGTTCCGGAAATTTCTATGACAGAGGGTGCAATCGCCGGTCCTTTTAGGTGGGGACCATCATATTGGAGCGTTACAGTATCAAACGAAACCGAATTGGTAAGTCGCTTTGGTAAACCAGATGCAGCTTCATATAAAACATTTTTTACTGCCGCAAGTTATCTCGCATATTCAGGAAATCTTAAAGTAGTTCGTACACCTAATACAACCGATGCAAAAAACGCAACAATGGATGCATCAAATACCGTCTATGTTGCAAATGATGAAACCTATGAAAATACTTATGATCCAGATATGGGAGGAACCCAGAATGATGATTATGGTCCTTTCGTAGCAAAATATGCTGGAGACTTTGGAAATAGTTTAAGAGTTTCCATGTGTGGAGCCTCAAGAGCAAACACTAATTCAGATGGAACACTTAATGCTAATACAGATGTTTCACCTGCTTGTACTTCTATTGTATACACCAATGGAAATACTACTATTATAGGAGTAGGAACAACTTTTCGTGCTGATGTTGCTGTTGGTGATGTTATTTCTTTCTCATCTGCATACGCTCTAGTTGAAACTGTTACATCCGATACGGTTTTGGTTGCAACAGCTACAGCAGATATGGCCAGCGCTGGCGCCTATACTCGTAGGAGTAGATCAGCATTTGCTCAACCAGCATCAGACATGCTTGGAACAGTTGCTGCTTCAGCTAATGGAGTCACAATCACTGGAACAGGTACGAGCTTTCTTACTCAATATACTGTAGGTGATCTTGTTAAACTTGTTGGTACAAATGAAGAACGTAAAGTTTCTGCAATTGCATCAGCAGTATCTATGACAGTATCCGAACCTTTTGTTGCAGTCGCAGCCGCAAACACCCATTCACGAAGATGGGAATATGCAGATGCATTTGATGGCGATCCTACCACTTCTGCTCATTGTGCAAGAAATAGTGGAAACTATGATGAAATTCATATTGCTGTTGTAGACGAAGATGGAGAATTTACTGGAGCAAATAATACAGTAATTGAAACTTATACAGGATCGGTTGCTGGCGGAGCCAAAGGAGAAGATGGTCAGAGTATTTATTACAAAGATTTGGTAAATAGAAAATCAAGCTATCTTCGCTGGATGGATCATGATGCCTCTGGTGATGTAGATGCAGTACTTGACGGTGGAACAACCGCTTGGGGTGGAGCCGCAACAGGAACATTTAACGGTAAAGGAATTATCATTTCTGGAAGTCTAACAGGAGGCACTAACGGTTCAACCGCAACTGCCGGAAACGTTCAGACGGGTCTTGATAAATTCAAAAACGCCGAAGAAATTGATGTAACACTTTTAATGACAGGAGATGCAACAGCCGCAACTCAAATTCATGCCATTAATAATATTGCAGAATATCGTAAAGATTGTGTAGTGTTCGTTTCACCTCTTCAAGCAAATGTTGTTGATAATGCCGGAAGTGAAGTTGATGATGTAGTATCTCATAGAAATTCTATGCCAAGTTCATCTTATGCAGTTATGGATTCTGGATGGAAGTATATGTATGATAAGTACAATGATGTATATCGATATATTCCTTTGAATGGCGATATCGCTGGATGTTGTGCATTTACAGATGAATCGCGTGATCCTTTTTGGTCACCCGCAGGATTAGATAGAGGTAATATTCGTAATGCAATTAAGCTTCCTTTTAATCCTAATAAAACAGATAGGGACAATCTTTATAAAAACGGAGTTAACCCTGTTACGGCAATGCCTGGAAGTGGAATTCTTCTTTTCGGAGATAAAACATTATTGGCAAAACCAAGTGCCTTTGATCGTATTAATGTAAGACGACTGTTTATTCTTTTAGAAAAGTCTATTGCAAATATGGCAAAAGCATTCTTGTTTGAATTTAACGATGCATTTACTCGTTCAAGATTCACATCAACAGTTGAACCTTTCTTGAGAGATATTCAAGGAAGAGGTGGAGTTCAAGATTTTGTTGTTGTTTGTGACGACAGTAATAATACTCCAGATGTTGTTGATCGTAACGAATTCCGTGGAGATATCTACGTGAAACCATCTCGTTCAATTAACTTCATTCAGTTGCAATTTGTTGCAGTACGATCTGGAGTTGAATTTAGTGAAATTATTGGATAATATAGTATAAATAGTAATAATAACTTAATTTAAAAGATGGGGGAAGACGATGACTTCCGAAGGGAGTACTTGTAAAAAAGACTTCCCCATTATCTTATAACCTTAGTCATCGGAGAAAAAAATGGCAGCAGCAGGAGGCGGACAATCAACGTTTGATGTTAACGCATTCGCATCAAAAATGTTAAAAGGTGGAGCATTAGCTAGTTTATTTCAATGTACAATTAGTGCAGGCGGTAAGAGTTCTTCAGGAAACCTAAATCAATTTCAGTTTATGTGTAAAGGAGTCTCATTTCCTGCTTCAACTATAGAAGCGGCTACAGTTACATATATGGGAAGAGCTTTACAAATTCCTGGTAATCGGGCGGCCGCTCAATTAACAACATCTATTTACAATGATG